ACAACAGACTTACGACGACCAACTCGAACAAGATATAGTAACCAAACAAGTACAGTAATCATGTGTTTCTCACAGCCTAAGATGCCCGAACCGCTACCACCTCCAGCTCCACCTCCACCTCCGTTACCTCTTGCAGAGAAAGCAGTTACGAGTCGTCAAGCCCAACCACAACAGAAGCGTCGCAGAGGTACGGCACAGTTAACTAGTCGTCGTCCTACTTTAAGTATGGGCGGAGGAGCAGCAGGTACAGGCGTTCAGCTTTCACAGTAATCACAATAACAAAGGAGTATTAATATATGAGCCTTCGCACACTTGATAAAAAGACGTTGCTCTCATCCGCTACAGCTTCGGGGGCGGGTAACAGTTTCTCAGTTGAGCGTTCTAAGGGATGGACATTTGTCATCGCAACAACGGTAGCTGGAGCAGCCACAGTAGATATTGAAGCTTGGATTGGAGGTGCTTGGCACGTCATCCACAGTGAGAGCGTATCAGCTCAAGGGTCTATTATGATTCGTGATGACCACGGACACTACGAAAAGCTAAGAGCTAATGTCTCCGCTTACACCGCAGGTACTCACAGCGTCTACGCTACCGGTACTGTTGACTCTCTATAATGTCACTTGAGTTTACATCCTCTCTGGAAAAACCCAGCAACATTATACCGTTGCCTAATAGATTTATACGCCCCGCATTTGGAGCACTCTACGGTTTTGATGTGCCACCCCCAGTAGTTGGGGTTGACGGAGCGATCTTTACGGAAGCAAGTGAACCATTGACAACAGAACTAAACGAAATATTATTATTTGAACCCGCTTAATACTCATGGCTAATAAAAAGATTACCCAACTTCCGCAACTGACAGCACCAACCGGAACGGACGTACTTGCAATCGTTGACGATGTAACTGGAACCCCAACCACCAAGCAAGTAACCGTTACCCATTTAATGGGGCAAGCATCCGCTTCCAACCTATCCAGTTACGACTTCAACGGAAACGCTATCAGTAACTTCGACGCTTCAATCGAGGATCAAACAGGAACCACCTATACATTAGTAGCTGGAGACAACGGTAAAGTAGTAGTACTTGATAACGCTTCTGCTGTAACTGTCACAGTACCAAGCGGATTGGGAGCAGGGTTTAATTGTAGCTTCATACAAAAGGGAGCGGGTCAAGTATCGTTCAGTGCTTCAGGAACTACCATTAACAACAGACAATCTCACACTAAGATCAATGCACAGTACGGAGTAGCTAGTATAGTTGCTTATGCTGCTGATACCTTTGTTCTTGCTGGAGACACTGCTTCTTAATAGATATGTTCGCTATTCCTACATTTGGATTAGGTGTTATCGCCAGTCCTACTGTACCTGCTTCAGTATTTGACGACACCTTAACATTCCCTACCATCCAAGTATTCGACACGGAAGCGGAGTTTATCAATCAAACGGACGCTCCAAACTACACCATCGTCCACGCAAAAGACACCGATAAGTTGTATGTGTGGGGTGGTAGTAATTGGGCATTATTTAATCAGAATTAATAATTAGTATGAGTGTATTAACAAGTTACGCATCAGCAGCAGCTAGAGATTCAGCAGCACCAGCAGCGAGCAACACAGGTCTTTGCATATTTAGATCAGACTCTAATGCTATCGAGGTATCAGACGGTACGAATTATCAAACTTATAATAGTGATGGAGTATTTGTACCCGGCTCGGTTACTAATTCATATCATCTTTCCCTAGACGGCACGGATGACCACGCTGAAGTAATAGGTTCTTCTGAGATACAAATTAGTTATCCGCTTACAATATCCGCTTGGATATATCCGACAGCTGATGCTTCTGGTACTGATTGGAGAGCAATAATAAGTTGGGGTTCCGCAGCGGCTGGGGAGGGCAGATTCCTTTCGCTGTCACAAAGTTCTAATTACTTAACATTTGGTAGTTATCAATCATCAGTAACCTCTTCTACATCTTTAAGTTTAAATACTTGGTATCATGTTGCGGCTACAGTTACATCAGGTGAGACAAAACTTTATATAGATGGTAGTTTAGATACTACAGGATCAAATACTCTTAATAGTTTTACATACGGTAAGACCCATGTTGGTGAATTGTATTACTCACAGGCCACGGCTGGTCGACACTTTGCTGGTAATATCGATGAGTTAGCTTTGTTTAATAGTGTTCTTAGTGCCTCTGAGATTACTCAAGTTTATCACTCAAGGGACGTACTTAACTTAAATTTCGACTACGGTAACTATACTTCTAGTTCTAATTTGAAGGCATGGTGGAGAATGGGAGATGGCACAGAAGGTGGTAGTGGTACAACTATTTACGATATGTCTGATAGCGACAGCAATAGCGATAATTTAACTTTAGTAAACCAAGCCTCAATCAGTGGCACTGGTCCAATATCTTAACGTTATGAATTATGTTATAATAAATACTTCAGATTTAGATTCAATCGACTTCAACCAAGTTCAAGAAACATCTACCGACACACTTTGTTACTCGGTTGACGGTTCTAAAACATTCGTTAAGTACGAAGGTACACAACCATTCTTTCTGCTCGGTAAGACGGAGTACACACACGAAGAGATACTAAGCATCTTGAGTGGCCCTGAGTGGACGAGCGAAGACGAAATCTAAACGGTATGCACGAAACAGCCCAAGGGCTATATCATTCGTTGGAGAACCAGCGGTGGTCATTCTTAGACAGAGGACGTACAGCTTCTGAGCTTACACTTCCTTATGTCTTACCACCAGACGGTCACAACTACGCTACTAAGTACTACACACCGTACCAAGGTATCGGAGCTAGAGGAGTATTAAATCTAAGTAGTAAGCTATTGCTTGCATTGCTTCCACCTAACGCTCCCTTCTTTCGTCTTGTTATAGATCGCTATGAGTTAGACAAAGCAAAGCAAGACCTCGGTGTAGAAGGAGCAGAGCAACTACGTACAGACTTAGAGAAAGCATTAGCAGATGTAGAGCGTAGTGTATCACAGGAAGTAGAAGTACAGAACTTCAGGAACGGTATCTTCCAAGCATTAAAGAACTTATTGGTTACTGGTAACTCTTTGTTATATCTCCCTGATGAGGGTGGTATGAGAGTGTTCAAGCTGGATCGTTATGTAGTGAAGAGGGACCCAATGGGTAACGTTACACACATAGCTATTAAAGAAACAGTAGCTCCTATGATGCTTCCTGAATCGGTAAGAGAGGAAGTGTATCGTCAAGAGAAAGAAAACAGTTGTGATTTATACACAGCAGTAGTTAGGGAAGATGACCACTTCAATGTTTACCAAGACGTCAAGGGTATGCTCATCGAAGAAAGTGTGGGTAAGTATCCGATTGAAAAGTCCCCGTGGCTCCCATTACGTTACACCCAGATTGATGGAGAGGACTACGGCAGAGGATTTGTTGAGGAGTACCTCGGTGACCTCAAGTCGTTGGAAGCACTTACGAAAGCGATTGTCGAAGGTAGTGCAGCAGCTGCGAAGGTATTGTTCATGGTCAACCCGAACGGTACAACAAGATCAAGAACTTTAGCAGAAGCACCTAATGGTGCAATCGTACAAGGGTCTGAAGCAGATGTATCGGTGTTACAACTTAATAAGTTCAATGACTTCCGTACTGCTCAAGCTACGATGGCTGGTATAACAGACCGATTGAGCCAAGCATTTTTACTGACATCTGGAGTAGTTAGAGATGCAGAACGTGTAACAGCTGAGGAGATAAGAATGCTCAGTCAAGAGTTAGAAGCTGCATTAGGTGGTCTATACTCTTTGTTATCTCAGGAGCTACAGCTACCCATCGTCAGTCGTTTAATGGATAAGATGTCTAAGAGTAAGAGATTACCTAAGATACCAAAGGACATCGTTAAACCTACTATTGTTACAGGAGTTGAAGCTCTTGGTCGTGGTAATGATCTGAATAGATTGGATATGTTCCTTGCTGGAGCGAACCAGATAGTAGGACCACAAGCCGTCACTCAATACTTGAACGTATCTGATTACTTCAAACGCAGAGCTACTGCCTTGGGTATCGAGACGGAAGGATTGATTAAGACGGAGGAAGAAATTCAACAAGCTATGCAACAGCAACAGATGATGGAGATGGCACAGAAACTCGGAGCACCCGCAGTCGGACCCGCCATCAACGCCGCACAGGAGCAGT